GACGGATTTTTGTCTGTACATCTGTCCGGAAACCCGGACACTACCCCGGGTCTATCCCGGTTGAAGGGGGGACTGCGTGGCACCGATCCCGAAGCATCCCAGTAAGAGACAGAGGCGCAACAAAACCCCGGGCCACGCCATCCTCCCGGCAGAAGGGACGGTGACTCCGATCAAGGGTCCGCCGCTGCCAAAGCGTCGAGACGAGGATGGTGAGCTCGTGCCGTGGCATGAGATGACTGAAGCTTTCTGGACTGACACCTGGGCGAGCCCGATGGCGCATGAGTTTGTGAAGGCGGACCACCACGGGCTCTTCCTGCTGGCGGACCTGTTCGATCAATACTGGTGGACTCGCAACGCTCAGCTCCTGCCGGAGATCCGGCTTCAGCGTCAGGCTTTTGGTCTGACTCCGATAGACCGCAGGCGCCTTCAGTGGGAGGTGGAGCGGGGCGAGTCTGCTGCTGCGAAGGGGAAGCGTCGGGCGGAGCCAAAGAAGCGCAGGAGAGATCCGGCGAAGGTGCTCGAGGGAGGTTTTGCCAGTTGAATGAGGCAGACCCGAGGCGATCACCCCGGGTCTGCCTGAGAGGCTCACCCGCCGTGGGCCGACGTGCGCCCCTCACCCATCGGTAAGTGTAACAGTGACAACGCTCATAGTCCCGCGATACGAAAAGACCTGGCCCACTCTGGGGGATCAGGTGGCGCAGTGGATCGAGCGCTTCCTCGTCCACGGTCCCGGTGACTTGAGGGGAGCTCCTGCGAAGGTAGACGACGAGAAAGAGGCTCTGCTCCGGCGAATGTATGAGATTTATCCCCAGGGGCATCCGATGGAGGGGCGGCGGCGGTTTAAGCGCTGTGCCCTATCCCTTCGAAAGGGCTCAGCTAAGACTGAGTTTGCGGCGTGGATCGTTGCCGCCGAGCTCCACCCGGAGGCACCCGTGAGGTGTGTGGGGTGGAAGTCCAGGCGGAAGCCTATCGGAGGGGGAGTTACAGACCCATACATCCCAGTTGTGGCCTACACCGAGGAGCAATCGGAGGAGCTCGGGTACGGTGCGCTGCTGGTGATCCTCGAGCATTCGGAGCTGGCGGGGGACTTCGACCTGGGGCTTCAGAGGGTGATGCGGATTGGTGGAGATGGTAAAGCAGTCCACCTCGCCACCGCTCCGGACAGTCGAGATGGAGCCAGGACCACCTTTCAGTTCTTCGATGAGACGCACCGCTTCATCCTGCCCAGGCTGAAGTCCGCCCACCGGGCAATGCTCGCGAACATCCCCAAGCGGAAATTGGCGGACTCCTGGTCCCTCGAGACGACTACCGCTCCTGCTCCCGGGGAGGGATCGGTGGCAGAAGATACGATGGAGTATGGGAGAGCTGTCGCCGAAGGCAGGACCGAGGATGCCAAGCTCTTTTTCTTCCATCGTCAGGCGAAAGACACCGCAGATCTAAGCACCCGGAAGGGTCGGAGGCGCGCAGTACTGGAGGCGTCCGGTCCTGTGGCGGAGTGGTCCGACGTGGATGGAATCCTCGACATGTTCGAAGATCCCACCGCTGATCAGTCCTACCTCCGGAGGGTGTGGCTCAATCAACTGGTGCAGTCGAGTGACCGGGCTTTTGACTTGGTGCAATGGGGCAAGCTGGCCCGGGAGTATCAGCCGGAAGATGGGGTCACCATTACGCTCGGATTTGATGGGTCACGGTTCGATGACGGGACAGCTCTGGTAGCGACCGAAGTCCTCACGGGGTATCAGTGGCTGATGGGGCTGTGGGAGAAACCCTTCGCCGCTCACGGTCCCGGGCTCGAGTGGCAAGTTCCAGAGCATGAAGTAGAAGCTCGAGTGACGGAGGCTTTCAGCCGCTACAACGTATGGAGGCTCTACGGTGACCCTCCATATTGGGAGAGCACCCTCGCAACCTGGGCTGGAAGGTACGGGGCGGAGGTGGTGGTTGCATGGGCGACCTACCGCACCCGAAAGATGGCGGACACCATCAGGGCTTTTGTGTCTGCAATGCGTCAGGGCGACATCACTCATTCGGGAGATGAGTCCTACACCAGACACCTGGGGAATGCTTACCGCAGAGAGACTGGACTCAGAACGGACGAGGGAGAGCCGTTGTTTGTGATCCAGAAAGAGCGGAAGGATTCGCCGCTGAAGATTGACGTTGCGATGGCTGGGATTCTGAGCTGGGAAGCTCGGAGGGATGCATTGACCAAGGGAGTCGGAGAGGCTCCAAGACCAAGCGTGTACGAAACCAGGGGGGCACTCGTACTATGAGCACAGGATTCATCACACCAGCAGTCGCAGGCAAGACAGATACCATAGTCGTTGGGAGTGTCTTCGGCGGATCGGTCCATGCGCCGTTTCACCGTTCTTCTCTGATGATGCTTGCCCATGAGCTCCGCCGTCCTGATGGGGAGCGGAAGCTTGCGAGACAGGTGAGCTGCCAGGGTGTCTACGTTGCTTCTAACCGCCAGTCCATCTCTACGAGGTTCTACCGCGATCCGGCGGAGGTGCCCTGGCTCCTCTTCATCGATTCGGATATCGAGTTCCCACAAGACTTCCTCGATACGGTGTTGAGCCTGGCGGCTGTTCAACGGGCGAAGATCCTCGCAGTCAATGTTCCTCTGGGGAAGCACCCCACCTCCGCCTATGTAACGACGGAAGAGCCGGGAATCTTTGCTAACCTGTACCCGCTGCCCAACGAACAGGTGTTCCCTGTCGATGCGGCAGCAACAGCAGTGATGCTCATTCACGCGGATGTGTTCCAGGCGATTGCCGAGGCACATGGACAGTGTTGGTTCAATCACTCATACATTCCGTGGATTCCGAAAGGGCGGCCGGAAACGATGGCGGAAACCCGATTCCGGGAGATCGGGGAGGATCTGGCGTTCTGTATCCGAGCGAAGTCGGTTGGGTTTCAAACCTGGGTGGCTCAGAAGGTGGAGGGGGTGAGGCATCACAAAACCCGACCGTTGTCCGATACGGGAATCGAGGAGCAGGCGGGGGTAGCGGAGGCGCTCTTTGAAGGTGAGCAGGGAGAGCTCGTCCGGGAGGTTTAGATGAGAATGTGGGAACGGCTCCGTGTCGCGTACCGTGCAATTACGCTCGGAGACTTTCCCGCGATCCAGGAGATTCTGTCTGCCGAGGGTGCGTATTCTGCCGGGCCCGCTGTAACAGAAACCACCGCTAAGAACATCGCCGCAGTGTGGAGAGCGGTGGTGCTGTTGTCCACTCAGGTGGCTGCTCTGCCCCTGATTCCGTACCGTCGCACGGCAACAGGTAGAGAGAGGGCGGAGGGGACCAACCTCTGGCGGCTGCTACACCTCGAGCCCAACAGCTATACCTCCCCCTTCAAGCTCCGTGAATCGATCATGCATGATGCCCTTCTGACCAAGGGTGGGTTTGCTGAGATCGAAAGAGATCAAGCCAGTCGCCCTATGGCGCTGCATTACATCCCTTCAACGGATGTCCAGATCGAGGTGCTGAAGTCTGGGGAGCGGCGCTATCACGTCAATGGCCGGAGCATGATCTCCCACCTGGATATGCTCGACGTTGCTCCCCTTCTGGGAATTCCGCCGATTGGGGTAGCAAGGCTGTCGCTGAGTGTCGGGCTAGCGTTGGATCAGCACAGCGCAAGCTTCTTCCGGAATTCTGCCGTTCCGGGGTTGGTGCTCGAGCACCCGGGGAATCTCTCGGCAGAGGCAAAGAAGAGCCTTCGTGATTCGGTGGATTCCTACCACCGGGGTCCTGATAAGCACTACAAGACCCTGGTAACGGAAGAGGGGATTAAGGTCCAGACGTTCGCAATCAACATGAAGGACTCTCAGTTCCTCGAGTCCAAAGCCTTCAGTGTCGAAGAGGTGGCCCGGTGGTTCAACCTCCCACCCCATAAGCTGGGGCACAAGATGGGAGAGCGCCCTGGGGGAAACCTCGAGGCGTCTCAGCTCGAGTTCTTGTCCGATTCGTTGCGGCCGTGGCTGATCAAGATCGAGCAGGAGTTCGGACGGAAGCTCATCGCCAGGGAGAGACGCTCTACGGTCTACCTCGAGCACCTGGTGGATGCCATCCTCCGAGTAGACTCCAAGACCAGACACCAGATGATCCTCGAGAGCACAGGCGGACCTTATCGGACCCTCAACGAAGGACGCACCCTCGAGAACCTCCCAGCCCAGCCCGGGGGGGACACCATCGGGCGGATGGAAGAGCAGCCGGTGGCAGAAGAGGATGAGCGGACCAGGCGGCGGAAAGAAGCGGCCTATCGGGAGATGGTCCGGTCTGTTGCGGCCCGGTTTGTTCGGCGGGAGATGTCCGGAGCGAAACGAGCAGCGAAGCGGGGCACGGCAGGTTTCGGGGAGTGGGTGGAAGAGCTCGAAGAGCGGGAGTTGAGTATCCTTGCGGAGTTCCTCCGTCCGCTGGTGGCGTATCGGCTGGCGGAGCTGGAGGATGAGCGGCCACCGGAGGAAGTCTCTCGGCACCTGGCCCGGCAACACCTCCAGGCTTCGAGGGACGAGCTCCTGGCGCTCCCCCATAACGAGCTTGCCGAAGGGGTTGAAGCGTTGGGGGATCAATGGGAAGTCCGCCGATCTGCGGAGATCGTTGGGTCTGTCCTGGGGTTGGGAGAGAACAATGCAGCGTGAAACGCGATACATGGCGGCGGAGATCCGAGCGGAGAAGACAGAAACCGGGCGGACCATCGTGGGTTACGCGGCTGTCTTCAACTCCAAGTCTGAGAACCTCGGGGGCTTTGTCGAAGTCCTCGCCCCCACGGCGTTTGATCGTGCGATGAAGGAAGGCCATGACGTGAGAGCCCTCATCGAGCATGATCCCCGGGCGGGGATTCTCGGACGGACTACGGCAGGGACTCTCCGGCTCTCCACTGACAAGCGTGGGCTCAAGGTGGAGATCGATGCCCCAGAAACCAGGGCTGCTCAGGATCTCCTGATCTCCATCGACAGAGGCGACGTGGACGGGATGAGTTTCTCGTTCCTGATCGGTCCCGATGGGGACACCTGGGAAGAGGGGGATGATGGGGGAGCGGTGCGGACGGTGCACGATATCGCTGAGCTCCTCGATGTTTCCCCGGTGGCTTACCCGGCCTACACCTCCACCCAGGTGAGTGCGCGAGCTCTCGAGCAGGTGGAGAAGCTCCATGCCGAAAGCCGAGGGGTGCCGCTCGAGGTGTACCGTCTCAAGCAACGCATTCTGGGCTGGTTCTGATTTCAAAGGGGGGAATTGTGAGACGAGAGCTTCTCATCGGGTGCGGGTCAAGACGGGAGAGGGAGATCGGGATCGAAGGGCGGAAGGGCTGGGAGAGCCTCACCACCCTGGATCAGAACAACGACCATGAGCCTGATGTGGTCTGGAATCTCGAGGAGCTCCCGCTTCCGTTTGAAGACGACACCTTCGATGAGATCCACGCATACGAAGTCCTCGAGCACATCGGGAAGCAAGGGGACTGGCGGGGGTTCTTCGATCAGTGGGCGGAGTTCTACCGCATCCTCAAGCCCGGGGGCTTCCTCGCTGCTACCTGCCCCAGCTATAAATCGATGTGGGCATGGGGCGATCCCTCCCACACCAGAGTCCTCACCAGGGGGACACTGGTGTTTCTGGATCAGGAGCAGTACCACAAGCAGATCGGGCAGACGCCAATGAGTGATTTCCGCTTCTACTACGGGGCGGACTTCGAGACGGTGTGGGCTTTCGAGGATGATCAGAAACTGGCTTTTGCCGTGAGGGCGAGGAAGCCGATCTGGACTCCGTAATAGGACTCCGTAATAGGACTCCGTGATAGGGTAGTTCCTGGTTCCGCCTATGCGGGATCAATCCGCTCCCCGATGGGACGCGATGGGTTTACTTTGACTCGTCGGGTAGTCCCCGACGCTGGAGGGCGGAATGCAGACCAGGGAGCTGCGAGAGCAGCGAGCCAAGCTCTACGAGCAGGCGAAGGAACTCCTCGAGAAGGCGGAGGGTGCGGATCGTGATCTCACCTCCGAGGAACGGACCACATACGACAGGCTCGAGAAAGAGCAGCTCTCGGTCAAGGAGCGGATCGACCGGCAGGAGAGCTCCGACAGCATCGGCCGCGAGCTCGCCCAGACTCAGGGGCGGCAGAGCGAGATCGTCCAGGTCGCGGATCGGTCGGACGACGTAAACCGCGCCTTCCGTGCGTGGCTTTCCCCCCAGGATGCCACCTCGGATCAGCTCGAGGCTGCGGAGCGGATGGGGATCAACCCCGCGAGCAGAGAGCTCGAGATGCGCGCACTCGATGGCACCGACACCTCGGCAGGTGGCTACTCGGTCCCGGACGAGATGATGCGTGCGTTCTGGGATGCACAGCTCTTCTTCGCCAACATCCGGCCGAAGGCGACTGTGTGGAGAACGGCAACGGGTGCGGATCTCCCGATCCCGACCGTGGATGACACCGGCAACACTGGTGTGATCATCGGGCAAAACACCGCAGTGACCACTACTGCTGATCCTGTCTTCGGCCAGGTGACGCTCGGGGCTTTCAAGTACTCCTCCAAGGCTGTGCTGGTCCCGGTGGAGCTTCTCCAGGACAGCTTCATCAACCTTCCTGTGTATCTGGGTAGTAAGCTCGGAGAGCGGATCGGGCGTATTCAGGCGACTCACTTCGCAACCGGGACGGGTACGGGTGAGCCGCAGGGTGTGGTGGATGTGTCGAGCGTCGGGAAGACGGCGGCTGTCACCAACGCCATCACCTTCGATGAGATCATCGATCTGACTCACTCGCTGGACATCGCATATCGTCCACGGGCCGAGTTCATGATGCATGACACTATCGCATCGGTGCTGCGGAAGCTGAAGGACAGCAACGACCAGTATCTGTGGCAGATGAGCCTCCAGGCGGGTCAGCCGGATCGGCTGTTTGGGATTCCGGTCAACATCAACAACAACATGGAGTCTGTCCTCGACACCGCTAATATCGTGGTGTTGTACGGGGATTTCTCCACGTATTACATCAGAGATGCTGGCGATGTGATCCTGGCTCGGGCAAACGAGCGGTGGATCGATACCCACCAAGTCGGCTTCTTGGCGTTCCAGCGCACCGATGCCAAGGGCATCAGCACCTCCACGATCAAGCACCTGATCACTGCCTGATTCCTTCTCGTCCCCCCCCCCTGCGGGGGGGGGGGCGGGGAAACAAAGGTAGCCATGAAGATTCGATTTCGGACCGGGGTGGGTGGTAACCGATTCAGCTACAAGCCGGGAGATGAAATCGAGGTTTCGGAGGAACAAGCCCGGCGCTGGGTCAAGGCTGGACATGCGGAGTATGTCCGGACCCTGAAACCCGAAAACACCAGGAGAAACAAACGTGGTGAAAGAGCGGTGAGGGTGTGACCGTTACCCTGTCGGCCTATGCCCTCGGAACAGTCCCGGAGGTGATGGAGTATCTGTCGGAGGATTCTCCGGCGGATAAGTCCCCGGTCAACTCTCTCCTCAACCGGGCGACATCTCTCATCGAGACGTATCTCTCTCGGGAGCTCGTGACCAGGGGCAGCCTCACAGAGTTCCACTCCATCCCCTCCCGCACCTCGAGGCTGTTGCTGCTCGAGGCTCCCATCATCTCCATCACTACCGTCCATGAGGATCAGGCTCGAGGCTATGGGGCTTCGACTCTCCTGGTGGATGGTACGGATTTCATCTCCAGTGATTCCAAGGGAGAGCTGATCCGAGTTCAGGATGGGGGTGGGGACCTGGCGTGGCAGACGGGTTTCCGTGCGGTCCAGGCCGTCTATGACGGCGGATATGCTACCGCTCAACTGGTCCCGGATGACATCAGAGATGCATTCTTCGAGGTGTGCGCTTGGCTGCATGCAATCGAAACCCGGAAGAAGCACGGTATCTCCGGATGGTCGGATGATGCCGGGAACTACACCCGGGTTTCCACAGATCACCTCCCCAAGCACCTCAAGGGGCAGCTCGCCAGCCACAGACGTTTCCCCCTGGGGCTTCACACCGGGGAGCGGGATTGACCACCTACAGAGGGAAGCGAGCGCTGTTCAACTACGCTTCCGCTGTCCGGGGGTTTCCTCAGAAGGTTGACGCCCCTCTGGCTAAGGGACTCCGGCAAGGGGTGGGGCTTGCTCATCGAAGGGCTACTCGGGTCTTTGCTTCTCGAGGGATTGGCCGGAGGATCTGGGGCAAAGACGTAACCCCCAAGGGTGGGATTCGCCGCCGTTCCAATCTGGGCAAGTTCTTCTCTCGCCGGAAGGTGAGGCGGACGGGTGAGGGACACTTCACCTCCGGCTTCAGTCTCACAGGTATCCCCCGATTGACGCAGGTGGGCTCGAGGATCAGAGCCCACGATATCCCGAAGAACGGCAGGCCAGGCGACAAGCTGCTGGTGTTCCTATGGGACAAGGTGAGGGGCGGAGAGAAAGCGGCTGCTACCGTCAGACACCCCGGTGGGCCTATCCGGCACGGGCGCAACTTTGCTCGGAGGGAGCTCGAGCGGAGCGGCGATGATGTGAAGCGGCTGACTCATGCTGCTATCGCTGACGCTGCTGCCAAGGCGGGGCTGTAGTGCCGGAGCCTCTCATCGAGCAATTCCTCGCTCGAGTAGTGACGGAGCTGGAAGGGGTGTCCGAGGATGGGGGCACTACTTACTGGTACACCCCCGATTGGGTGAGGCGGGCGGAGTTCAACGATAACGTGAAGTGGGAGACTACCGCTTCCGTCTTCTACGAGGTGCGGTTGGGGGAAGTGACTCTCGAATCTCTCACCACCGGGCAGCGGCATCGGGTGCGAGTCGAGCTCTTCGTTACCGTCGCCAGAAAGAACCGTTTGCACCGTCCGCAGGACGGAGCCAGGGCTACGGTAACCAATAGGCTCGCCCACGATGTGAAGCGCATGCTAACGGGATACACCACCTGGACTGGATTGTGTGTGGTGAGCCTGAGTCCCACAGATGAAGAGCATGACGTACAATCGGACGGATGGGCAGCAAGTCACCTCCGTTTTGCAGCGGAGATCATCGAGTCCTACACATGATGACACCCGAAGAGCTCCAGGAAGCTATCGCGGATCTAGCCAGGCGGCTATCCGACATCGAGGCAGAGATGGCTCCGGTGTCGGACATCGAGGCTTTTGCCCGCAAGGCTCGAGCCCGGGAAAAGGGGGAAGCATGAAGGTACTTTTTCCAGGCCCAAACGTGAGTGAGGAAGCCGGGAAAGGGCGGTGCTCTTTCGGTGCGTTCGGTGTGGAGTTGGTCCCGGGGGAAAATGAGATCCCAGAGGAAGCGGCAAAAGCGTTGCTGGCTAGTGGGGTCGTTCGAGTGGAAGTAGAAGAGCAGCCGCGAGCTCGGCGGCGGAGGGTTAAGGAATGACGCTCGAGGCGACTGGCAGCAATCTCATTGTCGGATTCAAAGAGAACCTCAACACCTGGGGGTCTGGTGAGCCGGTGGTGGTGGGAGCCGGTGACGGGGTAGAGGTGGACTCAGAGTCCATCTCCCTCGATGCCGGCCTGATCGAGCACACCGGACTCTCCGGACAGGGGACTATGCTCCCCGCGATCCTCGGAGAGAAGCTCACCGCTGGTGACCTGGTGTGCCCTGTCTACTACCGAGGGCTGGAGGTCGCAATCGCTCAGGCGATGGGCACGGCAGCCACTCCCGCGCAGCAGGGTGGTACTGCCGCATACGCCCACGCGTATACGATGGCAGCGACCACCGAGGGCAAGGTTGGGACTCTCGTGATGGGTGGCGCGAATCACCCCGCAGTGAGGGAGATTCCGTTCGCGAAGATCGGCGGGTTCACCTTCGACATCGCCCGAAACGCAGAAGCCAAGGTCACGTTCCCGGTGGTGGGGTTTGATGCATATCTGAATGCAGACACTCCGACCACTGTGGGACTGGTGGCAAGCATCGAGCCTGCGGACACCACCCATACCATCGTGGGGCAGCCGCTCAACCCTTCGCGAGTGACGCTCCTGATTACAGACGGAGACGTGAGCATCACCGAGTACATCGTGACCATCACGGGCACCGATGATGAGGGGAACTATGCCGTTGAGGCTTACACCCTCTCGACGGACACCCTCGCATGGATCAGCACCACCCGGTGGAGTGCGATTACCTCGGTGATCGGTACGGGACTTGCGGGGACCACGGCAGGGGATACCCTGATCATGGGCTACGAGTACGGCATCAACAACGTTTCCAACTACACCTCCATCGGCATCCCCACCACGGCGGACTACCAGCTCGCATCCTTCGATCAGTTCTCCGTGTGGATGAACGAGCAGAGCGGGGGAGCTCTCACCACCACCGAAGGGTCGGCGGACGAAGTGTATCCGGACTCGATCCGGATCAGCCTCAACCGGAGCCTGAGCCAGAACGTCACAACTCGATTCGGGCGGCAGATCGATGAGCCCCACGGCACCAACTTCGCGGCTGTGGAGGTGGGCCTCAACTTCCCCAACTGGAACACCGAGTCTCAGGCGGTGCTGAGAGATAGGCTCCAGGGCAAGCAGTTCAAGGTGTTCGTGAAGGCTTCCGGTCCGCTGGCGGATACCGGATTCGCCCTCGAGTGGAGCTTCTGGGCCAACGCTGTCCAGTTCGGATCGGGTTCTCCCAATGCCGGGGGACCTGGTGACATGAGATTCGACGCCACCGGCACCGCTCACCGGGTGCTCACGGCAGCGACCGGACGGCCAGCGTGGGCGGACAATCAGCCACTCTCGTTGTACAACATCAACCTCAGAACAACGAAGGCGATTACCTAGGGGGGACCTTGCGGCTCAAGATGACACGGGGGGAGTGGTTCTCACTCCCACTCACAGGACTGCCTAAGCAGCACCGTCCGGAATTCCGGATTCGCCCGTGCCCTAACGGGAAGCGGAAAGAGCTCCTGTTCAAGCACTACGGGCACAAACAGAAGATCCGAAACCGTCGAGTCAAAGAGGGTGGAGAGTCCTACATCGTGAGCGAACATGATCTGGACAATGAGACTGCCGCAGACTTCGCCCTCGAGCTCGGTGTCTATGTCCTCGAGGATGTGAGGGGGCTGGAGCTCGAAGCGGCGGAAGCGGCTGATGCGGAGGTGATCTCTAAGGCTACCGGGGAGCCCTGCTCTATCGGTATGGCTCCGTCGATTGACGGGCACCTGACGGACGATCTCAAACGCCACCTCTATGAAAACGTCTCCATGAATCTCGACGGTGAGGACAAGTCCTTCCTGGACTGGGTGATTGCCCGGTCTGATCAGTGCGGTCTGGTGGCAGCGGAAGCAGAGGAGATGGCGGGGAAAACCTAGCGGACTGGATCGTATTCCGGCTCGAGGTTCCGACACCTCCGCCGGGGAGATTCGGTCCGGGGCATCGAGGGGCGTATGAGAGTGTCGAGGCACGATGCGCAGCGTGTGAGCTCAAGGGTGGGCCGGAGAACCCGTGTCTGAGTCCCGGTGCTCTCAAAGCATTCGCCGAAGCACAGGGGCGGCTGTGTCCTCACGTCGAGCTGGAGATGAGCAATATCCTCGTGTCTGAGTGTCTCCAATACGCCATCGATGAAAGACTGCGGGGGCATGCTGCGGATCACTTCCGTGATGCCACCAGTGGGCTATCCCGATGGGATCGGATGCGACTCCGAAAGCGGATGTCAGGGGCTCTGTCTACGGGTGCGGTGATGGCAGCCTTCGAGAAGTCTCTGAAGTCTAAGCTCGAGCGTAACCGTGGCTAAGCTCGTTCTCGAGGTGACGACGGATGCGGGCGGAGCCATCCGCAACATCAAGCAATTCGGGGCGGAGGTAGAAAAGACCGGGAAGCGGACATCCAAGCTCCGGGAGCTCATGAAGAATGTGTTTACCGGGATTGGATTGGGGGTGGGGCTCAAAGCCTTCCAACTCCTCGGGGCGGGGGCGAGGGCCGCTGCTGGCTCTCTGGACGATCTGATTAAGCGTGGCCCGCAGATTGACGGTGTGGCGCGATCCTTCCGTGCCCTCTCTGACGACTATGAAAACGTCCTGGCCTCGAGCCGCAAAGCCACCTCCGGGTTGGTGGCTGACTTCGATCTGATGGCTGCTGCTAACAAGAGCTTTCTTCTGGGGCTTCCGGTCACTGCCGAGTCAATGGGGGTAATGGCTAAGTCCGCTGTGGTTCTGGGTCGGGCGATGAAGCAGGACGCCACCAAGTCACTCGATGACCTGATCACAGCTCTGGGCCGTTCCTCTCCGCTCATCCTGGACAACCTCGGTTTGACGGTGAAGGTGGGTGAAGCGAATACAGCGTATGCAGCGACGCTTGGCAAGACTGCCAGCCAACTCACAGAAGCTGAGAAGAAAACCGCTTTCTACACTGCGGCAATGGCAGCGGCTGAGGCGAAGGTTGCAGAGATCGGAGACATCCATCTCACGGTAGGTGATCGTATCCAGCAAATGCTGATTGTCGCTAAGAACCTCTGGGATGACATAGCCCGGGGGATTGCCAACTCTCCAGCGATGGCTGCGGCTCTGGGGGCTCTTGCGGATGCATTCGACCGGGTGGTCGGGCAGGATCGAGAACAGGGCGTCCAGGACGTTATCAAGGCAGTGGACACCCTTGCAATATCCGGAGTGAAGCTGGCACAGGTGTTTGTGTCCGGGGCACAGTTGATGTCTACGGCATGGGGTGCTGTGAAGCTCCTGATCCTGGGGGTGATTGCCTCCATAGCCCAGGCGATTGCATCGGCGGTTTCTGGTATCGCGGAGCTCTCGAGGGTGGGTGAGACAGCCGCGAGGGCTGCGGGGCAGTCGGGCCTGGCGGACAGTATCGCTCGAGGGAGAGGGCAGCTTACAGCCGGGCCGCAGCGGATAGCAGACGCCGCTCAGGATGTGGTTACCGAGGAAATGGCAGCCATCAATCGCCGTGCTGCTTCTCTCGACGTGCTGGATGCAAAGCTCTTGACCCTGGAGGCAAGTCTCACGGCGGTATCTGCAGCCGGGACGGAGGTGGGTGAGGCTCTGGGTGGGGCTGCGGTGGATGGAGCGGACGAGCTCGCGGAGGGGGTTGAGGCTCTCGTGAGTGACCTGAGAGTGATCAAGGGTCTGAGCCTCGAGGATCTCCAACCCTCCGGTAAGGGCTTTTTCGGTATCCCTCTCCCGACCAACAACACCTTCTCTGGACTCGATCCCCGGGACCTGATCCCCACAGTCAGGCTGAAGGAAGCCACCCAGTTTACCGTGGACTGGAATGCTGCCCTCCAGGGGACGGCTCTCCTCGCCAGCTCCATCGGGGGCAACTTTGCGGAGCTGCCTCAGATCCTCGCCAACATCGGACAGTCTTTCTCCGAAGCAAAGACCAGCGGGGAGAAATTCGTAGCCATTGCTGCCGGGGTGGGACAGATCGGCGGATTGATCGGAGGCGGAGCAGGAGAGGCTGTCCAGGGTGCCGCGGGTGGAGCCCTCACGGGATTCTCTGTCGGTGGTCCCATTGGAGCGGCAATCGGTGGGGCTGCGGGGTTGGTGTCGAGCTTCTTTGGCTCGAATGCTGAAGAGGAGCTCAACGACATCCGGGATGCCTTCTTCGAGACACAGGGTGGATTCGTAGCGCTACAGACGCAACTTGTGGGGCTCACGGACGAGGATCTGGTCAAGAAGATATTCGACGCTCGCACGGTGGAGGAATTCAACGCCGCCGTGAGCGAAGTCATGGGACTGCTGGACACTCAGGCGGAAGCTCAGCGGTTGTTGAATGAAGCGGTGGAGAGGTACGGATTCGACATCTCCCAACTGGGTCCGCTGATGCAACAACAGGAACTCGATGCAATGGCGGGGCAGCTAATCCAGGACTTCCAGTTGCTCACTGCCTCCGGCATAGATCAGACGGTGGTGCTCGAGCAGATGGCGGGCGGATTCAACGAATATATCCAGGCTGCTCTCGCCAGTGGGACTGCAATTCCGGAGGCGATGCGGGAGCAGATCATGGCGATGATCGAGATGGGTCTGCTGCTGGATGAGAACGGCAACGCTTTTACCTCCATCGAGGAGAGCGGTATCGAGTTCACTGAGACTCTCACCGAAGGATTGAGTAGGGTCATCGAGTCTATAGACAGACTGGTTCAGGCTCTGTCGGGAGACTTCCCGGCAGTTCATATCCCGGTGGAGTTCGGCGACCCTGGCGATTTCCCGGATGAGGGCGGGCGGGGGCCAGGGGATACGGAAGGATTCGCCGAAGGTGGGTTTGTTCCTGCCACACCTGGCGGGAGGCTCATCCGGGTCGGTGAAGGTGGAGAGGGTGAGTTTATCGTCCCTCAGTCTCAGGCGGGCTCGATGGGGCAGCGAATCAATATCACCCTTAGTCCCACGATAACGGTCACCACCGGAAGCGGAGATCCTCGAGCGATTGCCGAGATGATCTCAGAGCAACTCGAGCAGGGGACTAGTCCTCGTCTGGTGTCTGCCATCGCGGAGCAAGCCAGGACGTAATGGCCCTTTCCGCAAACCTCCAGGCGGCGCTAGACGCCGGGGGGCGTCCACTGTGGGTATTCGAGGCGCAGCTCCCCGATGCTACCTCCCGATGGGGCAGAGCCAGTGTCGGAACTCAGGGGGACTTCGAGCCCAAGGTTCTAGCGTGGGGCACCCTGGATGAAGAGCTCAGCGATGAGAAGTCTGGGGAGCTCTTTAACCCATCCCTCACGTTTACTCTCAGCGACACCGACCGGAGGTTGTCCAACCTCACCCGTTCCGCGGATGCCAATGATGTCAGGGGCTCTACGGGGATTCTTTACCTCGCCGCTCCTGGTGTGCTGTTCGCGGATTGGTCGGAGAGGTTCAGGGGTCGGCTCGCGAAGCTCCAGATCAAAGCAGGGGAAGCGGTCGTCACTTACAGGCAGAACACCATCCCCATCAAGGGAGAGCTGCTCGGTACGGATCTCCGGATAGGAGTCTCCAATTTCCCTCACGCCCATCAGAGTGCAATCAACGAAGTCGCACCCCTGATCTACGGTTCTCACAACTCCGCTGCCTATACCAATCTGGGCTTTGTTCCTGCGCTGCTGATAGATACCACGGGAGACAAACGGCACCTGGTGTCCACGGGAATCTGTAAAGACGTGCCCCGGGTGTGGAAGAACGGAACGCTACAAACCGTCACCACCCATTACACCATTGAGAATCGGGAGGTGTCGGGGCGGATCTATACCCTCATCGAGTGGACCACGGCGGCGGCTGTCGCGGATGACGACGAGATAGCTTGTGACGTGGATGGCTACGAAGTCACTGGCGACGGGACGGGAGCTCTAATCACTAACCCCGCTGATCAGCTCGAGCATCTGCTGATTAACTGGGTCTTTGGAAACTACCGCCGGGGGGACTGGGACACCTCGAGTGATTTCGTGGACGCTTCGAGCTTCTCCACAATGGCTACCTGGTTTACCGCTCGAGGATATTCGAGTGCGCGGAGGATCTCCACAGCCATCACCCCCAGGACGTTACTCGCGGAGTGGGCGAAGAGTCATGAAGCTCGTATCTGGTGGGACTATCCCGGGAGTGGTTCATCGGGCAAGCTGGTGGTCGGGGTGGAGGATGCCGGGGTTCTTGATTGGTACTCTGACACCTGGCAGCCAGGATATATCGAGGATGGTAATCCTCTCGACCTGAAGGATTCAGACCGGCTTGAGACGGATGGGGTGGCGGTTCAGGCTATCTTCGATGAGTCGAAGCCTGGCTATCTACAGTCCTGGGCGGTGAGTGAGTTGACCAGGACCAATCCATCAGAGGAAGCCCGTCCGCTCCGGTGGGGGCCGGCAAGTTGAGCAAGGTAGTCTTTCTCCGACCGTTTGCCATCATCAACTCGACCAATTGGTCAGGTGCTACCGTTGCCGCGATAGATCCATTCTTCCCGATCAATCATGACGACGGAACATCCTACGCCACGTATGAGCAGCCCGACCTTGACGACTGGCTGAGTGCATCGCTAACCGACAAGCCCAACGACATCCAGTCTGTTACGTCAGTCAAGGTGATTTACAGGGATCAGGCTATTGACGGGAAGGGGACGGCAGTCGGTGCGGTGAATCTTCTGGGGTCCAGGACATCAGGTAGCGGAGTCCAGAATGAAGTGTCCGTCTGGAATACCCGGACCAGTGCGGCGCTAGACAGACCAGGTGGCGGGGAGTGGTCGCCAGCGGATATCGCCGAGGTGTCTCTTTATGCCGAGGTGAAGGTAGACACCTGGGATGATTCACCTTCCCCTAGCCTCTTCGAAAGGATTACCAGTCTCTACATAGAGCTGACGTATGAGCCTATTCCTGCTCAGGATGACGGGGCCAGGGATGCCGCCTCGAGGGCGCAGTGGGCTTTTACCCGCCGTCCGCCAATGCTTCAGCGGGAGCTTACAGTGGCGGATGGATTCCGACAGGATCTCAACGACAGGGTGAGGGTGTCACATGGGCACGGCCCACACGCTTCTGGTCAGGGATGGAGATCCCGGGGGTGGGAGTCTGAGCCTCACAGAATCATCTCCCGGCGTACCAACCTCGAGAGCAATATCGTCACCCTGAATCAGCGGTCTATCCGTTCTCAGATTGCTCTCATGAGATGGAGTGCTCGAGGCAAAACCTCGAGTCCGTTGGGGGACGGGGTTTCCTTCTTCGCCGCCGGGAGTGCGTTGGAGTTTGTCCGGGATGGATTGGCGTGGGTGGGTGATCCCAGCCTGGGGTCCATCTACGTCAGGGCGGATGCCGATCAACCTCGGTATGGATTGGGTCTTGATCCTGCAACCGGAGACAAAGTGTCTGGGGTGGTGTGCGAGCCTGTGGGATTTAACAGCCTCGCCTACTCGAGTTTCAAGGATGGGTTAACGGGGTGGACCACATCGGCAGGATCAGGAACGATCACTGCCGCTACCTCTCCGCTTCGTTTTGCTTCACAGGAGAGCCCCAACGTTCTCAAGATCGTTGCTGGTTCTCCACACTCCACCCTCTCCACTGTCACCTCTACCGTCACCGGATCGTATGCTGCCAATGCCCGCACCCCGTTCTGGTTCTCATATCAGACAGGAGCGGGAGCAACAGTCGGACCCTCGGTGGTGATTCAACGCTCGGTTGATTCGTTCTACTACACCGTGTCGGGAGATTCCTGGGGAGCAAGCCGGGTCGCGAATCCCACAACCGCCAGCAACGGGGAGTGGACCGAATACTACATCCCGGCTTTCTCTGTCGGTTCTAGTATCACCACCCTCACGGTGCAGTATTCCGTCGAGGCTTCCGTGGTGAGCTCCTCGGAGTATTACGTCGGGCATGGGCAGCTCGACGGGGACGACATCCACACCTCCCCCATCATCACCGAATCGTCAGGGGTGGGACGTGTGGCGGCGGATGTCTACAAGATCACCAACGACACCGGAGCCAGGTGTATCAACGAAGCGCACGGGACTCTAGTGCTCCGCTTTGCCCCTAACTACACAGCGGCGGATCTGACGGCAGATTCTCCGGATGTGCTCGACGTAGACCACGGCGCTAGCAACTCTTTGACCCTGCTGTGGAGCGATACCAACACCCGGTGGGAGTTGACGTGGAAGGGTGGTGGAACGGACTACACCGCATACAACACCGGAGGGACTCCTGCTCGAGGGGAAGCGGTGGATTTCGTCCTGCGGTGGACGGGAGCTGATGACGAGCTCGACCTGGGAGATAGAACCCTCGACCTGTTCGTGGATGGAGTCATTGGGACATCCGTGGTGATCGGAACGGATATCACCGAAGCAGCCACGTCGGACCTGCTTTTTTCCGGGGCGAATGGGGTAATCTCGGATGTGCTCTCACTGCCCTACGTCGTAACGGATGCGGAGGCGGCTCTCCTGCCGATCCTATGACTCTCCATTACATGTCAGGTGGTACACGCTTCAACGCTGTTGGTCGGGGTCCGAATGCGGTTACCGTCTCCGGGACGGCTCACGCATCGTTTCCCATCGCCAACATGCACAGCTACCGCCCGCGCCAGCCTTTCTCCTGGAATGCCGGGGCAACCGATCTCCGGGCAATCGTTGACGTGGACCTGTGCCCCGATGGCGGATTCGAGGGGACGCTGGCGACCGAGTGGCAGGATAGCGACAGCGGCGATGGAGCGAGCACCCAGGATTCCGGGGTTAAGTCCGCCGGAACCTACTCCCTCAAGTTGGTGCCCGGTGCGAGTGGGGTGGCGGCTCGATTCCTGGTCAACTCTGTCCAGGTGCGTCCCGGGGAGCGGTTCACGGTGCGGGCTCAGATTCGCCAGGATGGCACCGGAGAGGTGGGAGTCCGGATCTACATCCAGGAGATGAATCAAGCCTTGAATCCGTCAGGGGCGTTTGTCACCCTCTCCGGGGATGCACTCTCCGGAGTCAAGACATCGGCGGACACCTCCGCAGCATTCGAGCTAAAGACTCAGACATTCACGATTCCAACCAGAGCCGAGCTCGGCGGAGCTCGAGAAGTCGGATTGTTGCTCTGGCCCTATTCCTCCGACAGTACCGTTACCGCAGGGTATGTGGATGAGCTGGAGCTGATCCCGGAGATCAACACCCTCGCGGTGGTCGGGAACAACTGGCCCGGGAGTGTCGCCCCCGTGTGGCGGAGTGATGATGACTCGGCGTTCGGGTCTGCTGTGACTCGAGCCACCCTCACAATTGCCAAGCCTAATATCTATTCACTCCTGGAAACCGGAATCTACGCTAGATATTGGGATGTGAAGCTTACGGGGTTTCCCAACGTGGACGTGCCGAGGATGGGGGAACTGGTGATGGGCTACTCCGAAACCCTCGCCGCTGCCCCTGCCTGGGGCTTCGAGCGAACCTACAGACGTGAGCAACTCCGGTTCAACACCCCCGAAGGGGATGTGCACACCGATGGATTGTCAGACTTCCGGCGGCGGTCGGCCCGGTGGGTGTTCCCCAGTCAGGCGGAGGCGGAAGTCACCGAGGCTCTCGACGAGCTCATCGAAGCGTGCCAGCACGGAGAAAACCCCGTGGTGGTGATAGACGACCAGGACGGGGATTGCATTTTCGGCAGGGTTCCCCCGTCCTACACCGTCACCCACGCTCACGTGGAGCAGTGGCGACATGAGCTCTCTCTCATCGAGGAGCCTCACATGGTCTGGATTGATGGTTAATGGATCTCCATCCAGGATTCATGCGGGGCGTGTGACAGTCTGAGTGTTGCAGGGAAAGCTCCCACCGCGACCTTAATCGTATCCCCTGCCAGGAGTGGGATGGTTCGGTCCAGGATTACTTTGGTCGAATGGACAGGAGCAACGAAGGATGAGTAGCTCGTAGCCTCGGGGGTGTCGTAGTTAGTGGGTACGAGGTTGTTCTTGTAGAGGTGGACTACCACCCAGGCGACATCCTCGAACGGCTCGAGGGTGTCGAATCGGAGGGAAAGAGCGAAGCGGTAATCACCGTCCTGCGGGGCTGTGAATTCCTCTCCGTTCCAACAGTCGCAGTGGTCCCGGCTTTCGATTCCGAATTGGATCACCTCGAAAGCCTTCTCGGGATACGGTGGCGCATAGGTGTGCCCGGTGATGGTCGGAGAGGTAGTGCCTATGCTCAGGCTCACCAATAGTGCTAGCAGCTTCATCATTCCTCCAATAAGCCCGCGTCCTTCAGGGCGATCCACAGCAGGGCGATGGCTTCTATGGGATCTGCGCTGTGCCGGAGGATTCGGTGGTCACTGCGGGCCGCTCGGTGGTCGGCTTTCGAGTCTTCCCACATTGCCCACCACGGCTCTGCTGGAATAACGAAGTTCGGGTCATGCCCGAGCCCCACGTCCTCTGGGGGCATCGACGTGAATAGCCGCCACGCCAGCGCATCGTCTAGCGGGGGGTAGCAGGAGCCGGGATCGGGAGCCCTAGAGCCGCAGTATCCGCACACCTCGTCAAAGCCACCGCCATCATTTGGGCGAGATGTCCACTCGTGCTCCTTCCGCCACGTCCCCATCCTCACAGCCAGCCGCTCGGCGAGGG